AATATCAGCCATCGTTTGATCGATAACTTGTTGTTGATAAGGTGATTGATATGCACCTATGTCAGCGCCTAACAATGAGCCAACTTGACCTATTTGTGGGGCTTGTTGCTGTGCTAATTCTTGTATGCCAGTTAAAGGGTCATACTCCATACCAGTTTCAAATAAACCACGAGTGGCTTGAAATTGTCTTAGTTGATCTGGGTTAAAACCAGCAACTCTAGGGCCTGTGTATGGAACGAATGGTTGACCAGAAATTCCTTTAGCAGCTTGGAAAACTTCCTGCTGCTGTCTTTGCATATATTCTGGTATTTCTGCTGTTTGTGTTGATTTGCCTTTACTCATAATTCTTTGCTTATTAAATTTTCTGATTTAAAACCTAAATGTTTTAGTTTTCTTAACCATCCTTTTCTGCCACCGCCATATAATCTTTTACAACCAGCGGCTTTTGCAAATGCCTCTAAGGATGGCAACATATCCTCTAACTCCTTGTAATCACCACCACAAAATAGCAAGTTCATTGCTGTATTTTGGGGGAATACTACAAATTCAGTTATCATAGCCGACTTCTTAGCTGGCCATAAATGGAATATTCCATGTCTTATTTTATCCTCTATATCGTCTATTGTATAGGAATCTTGATGTTTGATAGCTTTTGCTATATATGGCTTACAGCGTTCCCATTGAATTTCCCATTCTTCAGGTTCTTTTTTAATGGGTGTGACTTTATTAGTCGCCTTTTCCATATTCAATAATACTTAAAACCAAGTGAATGTTTGCATGACTAACTTGTGCTTTTATGATTTCACCTTGTTGGATAATGATTCCTGCGTTGGTTACTAACTCTTCAGTAGCGTGTGCCGCTATGTTATGTTGCTTATAAATAAAAAACTCATTAGAGCTAGTATCTGTTATAGATACATCTAAATTGGTTTGTTGATTACCATGGTCACAAGCTAAAAAACTTTTAACTATCGCAAAATCAAAGTCACCACCGCTAGGTGCTGTATAGATAGTTTGCTGTGTGGTAGCTGTAAAAGAATACTTAATATTGGTTGCTCTTTGAATGTACTGTCTTTGTGCGGATAGATCCATTATCTTCTACCTCTATTGCGTACATCTAATCTAATTTTTCCTACTTGGAAATCTTGTGTGGTACTGCCTGTGACTGTCAATGAAACTTGTCTTGCAGTAAACCTCGCATCTGTGTAGCCATCAGTTTCAAAAGTAAATGATCCAAAGTCCGTTTCAGGGCCTAGTGGAGTGAATCTACCTTTGAAACTAAGGGTAACACCTGGAAGTGTATTAGCTTCTTCGTCTGGAAGTATTTGATTGCATTGCACATAATTATCACCATTGCCTATTTCGATAGGCCCAGAGGTGGCATATGGTACAGCATCGCCTAAATTCGGTGAGTTACCTAATAGTGTTGATTCGTGTTGATAAATAAATCCAGCATTATCTGCTGAAGTTGGAAAATCAAAGACACCTTGGTCAACCCAACAACCTCTGTCTAGTTCACCAATAGACCAAACATTTTCGCCATAGTTCCATATAACGTATTTGTTAGGGGCGTATTGATTATCACCGCTAGGAAAACCCCACCATAATTCATTAAAGTTAGAGTTATGACCGCCCCAACAAGCCTGTCTACCTGGTACATTAAGTTGATCGTAAACATAATCATGCACTTCGCATGGTATTTCTCTAACAGTACCATCGTACACAAAGAAAGAGTTTTCACCCATCCATGTTAAGAAGTTGCCAGTTGTAACAATGGATCTTCTGCTGACTGTTTTACAGTTAGTGCCTGCATCTGCAATACCATAAACAAATGGTGAACCAGCATAAAACATTCTGCTTATACCAGTATCACTAAAAATGATAATGTCATTGCCATGTGATGCTGCCATGATTGCTCTACCACCTGTAGGTATTTGCAAATCACCTGCGGTGTTTGTAGCTTTAGATGTCCAGTTAGTGTTGTCTTCTCTGTCTGACCATGAGATTTTTCTTGGATCTCCACCTGAACCAATCGCTACCAAATGTCTTTCATTGGTTACTATGATTGCTTGACATCCTGTAGGTGCGTTGGTTACGACTGTACCTATGGTATCGGCTGTACCGCCTGAGTTTGGTCGCCATTTATAAATTTTGCCATCAACGGAAAAACAAAAGATTAGGTGTTCTCCCCAGTTGTCAAAAGAAAAATGACCTGATTTTAAAGGCAATCCTGATTGTGAACGAGCATCACCATAATCTTCAACATTGTAATGGTATGCACCATAACCTAGTGGATCAGCACTTGCATCATTAACAAAACCTGATGGCGTAATATCAGTCCAGACGTTTTTGTATAAAACATAAACCTTTTCTCTTGTACCAACTGCTAATATAGGTTGACCTAAATTATCGTTATAGGCGTACATCCCAATGGGTGCACCTGTTAATGCTGTGCTTCTAAGTTTTGTCCAACCACCAATAGGTTTTAAATACCCGTTTTCAAAACGAACTAAATTTCCATCAACCCAACGGCCTTTGTTGGCATAATCAGTTCCATTTTTGACTATACCCGCAGGAGGTGTGATTGGAAATAATGCCATTCAATTAAGCAACTAATTGTTTTGTTTCACTCGTTGGATTAATTTCGTCTGCAATTTTTGAGTCAAGACCATCTTTTAAAGATTGTACTTGCTCTTCACCCATTGCACCTTCAACCCAGCCTTGTACTTGAGCAGCAGTTACGCTGTCAAAGTCTGTGAAATCAGAAAGATCAGATGTGTCTAATGATTGTGTTCCATAAACACTTGCTGTGTAAGGATTACCCTCTGGATCTACCTCAGTATCAGTAGCGTTTATTCGCCAATGCACGTTGTAGATAACATTAGTGTGATCTTCGTCAGTAGGATATACATCCACTGTGTTTACATTCCATTCATATGATATTGCCATTTTATGCTCCTTTTAATTCTGCTACATCGGCTTGTAGCTGTTCTATTATTTCTTGCTGTTCAATCATTGCTTTAGCAAGTAATGGAACAAGTTTTGATTGGTCAATGCCTTGGTATTTAGGCTCACCTGCTTTTTCGTGACCTTCAGGATAAACTTCGTCTTTATCACCACCTACAGATTCTGGTACAACTTCTTGTGTTTCGTGAGCAATAAAGCCATCAATAACAGTATTTGTTGAGTCTTTAATCCAGTTAAATCTTACTGGTTTAAGTTCTTTTAATCTTGGAATAGCATCCCAATCATAAGTTACATTTTCTTTTAGCCTGTAATCTGATGAAGTTTGATATTCCACACTATTAGAAAGAACTCGTATTCTTCCAGAGTCTGTGCCTTGTTGTCTGAAATCTATTACATAAGTAGATTCTGAGGCATTGATATTATTTAATATTAAAGCTTCATTGCTACCAGAAAAATCAAAGACTTGTGTACCTCTACCATCACTGCCAAAAGACCAGCCTACAACTGTTGCATCTGTAACAGTTTTTGTTACAAAAACATTTTCACTTGAATCAATGGTTAATGCATTAGATGTAGCATTATCGTCAATACCAGTTGAAGTAAATCCTGTAATTTTATCGCCAGATGTAAGAACAATATCAGATCCGCTTGTGCTGTTACCAGCAGTTAGAACTTGAGTTAATGTACTTGCACCGCCTGATTGTGAATCAACGTATGCTTTAACAGATTGCTGTGTTGGTATTAAGGTTGCTGAATTAGAAGCCATGTTGTCTTCGTCAACCCAACCAGTTACATTAATTGTGCCATCATTTAAACTGCCAAATGTTAGAGCTGTAATAGTGGTTGCAGCAATTGTTCCGCCTTCTACTTTATCACCGCTAATTTGATTGTCAGCTAAAGTTAAAGTTCCAGCAGATACGTCAAGCGTTTTGCCAGAACCAACAGTAACATTGGAAGTTGCAATGGTAGATCCATCAATCGTTCCGCCATTAATGTCTGCGCTTGTGGCTGTTAAACTTGTAATGGTGATGGCGGCTATAGTTCCACCCTCAACCTTATCGCCTGATATTTGGTTATCAGCTAAAGTTAAAGTACCAGATGAAACATTTAAAGTTTTACCAGACCCAACTTTAAGGCCCACACTTGTTCCTGTGCCATTGGCTGTAAAAATGCCATCCAAGGAATCAAGATCTGTATTTATTTTTGTACCCCAGGTATCGGTGGATGCACCAACCTCAGGTTTGGTTAAGTTTAAATTAGTAGTAAATGTATCTGCCATAATGTGTTAGTGTTTTTAAGTTTAATTATAAACAATATAATTAACCTTCGTATAATTATTTACGCAAATGTTTAATTAAGCGTTTTCTAGTGCCTCTAATCTTGCTGTTAATTGTGTAATTGTATCTTGTTGTTCTTTAATGCCTTGAATTAACAGAGGTATCATTTCTGTGTAACGAACCTGTAAGTAATCTGTGTCAGTATCAACAACCTCTGGCAGTACAGCTTGTACCTCTTGAGCAATAACACCACATCTTTGTGTGTTTTCCTCATCATCATTCCAAGAGAACAAAACACCTCGCATTGCATCAATCTTATCAAGTGCATTTGGTATTTCTCCAGTAACGTCTTTTAAACGGCTGTCTGAGTACGATGACCAAGAAGTCGCACCATTGGCAAGACGAACACCATTGCTGTCTGATCGAATAATTGTCCCAAGGTCTGTGTTTGAGGTATCAAGAAAAGAACCTTGGCTTCCTCCACTATCAGAAATAAAACCAAACTCCATTTTATCCGAAGTCCCATTAAACAACTGGATTCCATGTTTTGATTGACTCCCTGCGTTAAATTTTGGCGATGTCCATTTAAATTTTGTTTCTGTAGAGTTGATATTTGCAGAAGCTAAAACCACATTACCAGTTTGGTCGATATACATTCCACCCGTTGAACCTGTGCTTGTCATTCCCACCAACAGATTTCCTGATGAGTCTATTCTCATGCGTTCTGCGCCGTTAACATTTGTGGCTAGATAGTTACTAGAATGACTATATATAAAACCACCTACGTTATAAGCATCAGTATCGCTAAGATATAAATTAGAAAAACCTGTATTTCCTGCAAGAATTTGTACCTGTGCTGTTGTTCCTGCTGCTGAACTATGGCGTACAAGTAAATCTGTATCGCCTTGTGCTGCTGTAGAACCGCCCTCAGAAACTTCTAGCTTAGCGGTAGGGCTACTCGTACCAATACCAACATTTCCATTTGTTGTATCAATTGCCATTGCTGTAGCACCAGCAGATGAATTGTTATGATACTTAAAATTAACAATATCATTCGTACCTGAACGACTTTCTAAAACAATAGAGCCACCAAAATTATCATCATGGCTACGCATATGTAATCCAGAATCAAAATTTCCCACATCACTACCATCAACCTGAGTTTTGATGATTGCGTTTGCACCATAAGATTCTGAACCTACTTGTAAAAGTTGGTCAGGCGAAGTCGTACCAACTCCAACGTTGCCTGATGAGTTGATACGCATAAACTCTGATTTTGTAGAATTTCCTGAAGTGGTTGAACCACCTACCATTTTACCAAAAGTTATATCAGCAGAGGTCGATGATTGTGCTTCAGAGCTTATATAGTTTCCTGCTTGCTCATTTACAAGTCTAATATTCGCCTGTAGTAATAAGTTGGCTGAACCTGAGGATTGGTCATATCCACCTGTAATACCAATCCAATTATCTTGAGCTGCCGTTCCTTGTACTTTTATGTAAGCATTGCCAGAAGGAATATGATATGTGTTGCCTGACGACCATGTGCCTTTTGCAGACGAGCCTAAATCTAAACCAGCTTGGGGAGAAGTTTGACCGATACCAAAGTTTCCAGAGTTACTGATTCTGGCTCTCTCGCTTCCATTATTAAACAACCTAAAGCTACCAGCTCCATTGTTTTTTATAATACCATCTGTTCCTGAAGTAGCTATCTGCATAGAATTATCTAATGCAGTAAAGTTTACTGCTACAGAGTTATCGCCACTTTGAAAGTTTGCAACTGTATCAGTGGTAGCATGGTAAACATGTAAAGGTGTTGTTGGCGAAGTCGTACCAATACCCACTAAGCCAAGGGAGTCAATTCTTAAACGTGAAGTACCCCTATTACTTATGTCAAAAGCATTAACCCCAGCATAAGGTCTACCTATAAAGAAATGTTCAGCATCATTCATCGTAAATAATAAAACCTGCTTTTCTATAAAAAGGAGCTTTTACAGAAACACCTGCAACAAGAGCACTCACACTATTGTTTGTACCTTCAACTAAAGATTCTGTTAGAGTGCTTGAAATGTGTAGCTTTTCACTTGGCGAAGTTGTTCCGATACCTACGTTTCCTGAGCTATCTACGCGAAGTCGTTCCAATGCTCCAGTACCTAAAGCTAAATGATTCGTGGAATTATCATATTCAATATAACCTCTTGCAACAGAGCCACCAACAGCATCACTAAACTGCAAAGAAGCTACACCACTATCACTACTACTAATCATGATTTGTGCTGAACCTGATAAGTCTGAAACATGGAGTAGTTTTTGTGGGTTAGTAGTTCCGATACCTACGTTTTGACTGCTATCGATTCTGATAGCCTCAGAACCATCAACTTTAATGCTTACACTTGAATTAGAAGAAGCATTGGCTCTATCTGCTTCTAAAATTAAAGAACCATTAGACTGGCGAATGTAAGAAGTACCGCCACTATCTTTTAAAGCTAAATCTGCAAATTGGTCTGTACTTTCAAATAAAGCAACTTGGTCTGTTGCTCCTGAATTGACAGTCAAGCCATCCATTGTGGCTGTGCCTGTTACGTCTATGCCTGTGGCTGTTGTGGTCAGCTTAGTTGATGCATTGTGTTTTATTTCTACAGTGCCACCAGTGCCCGTATCAGTCATCTCAATAAAAATATTTCCCCCAGAATCTGCTAGATTAAGATGTGTGCCACGGACACTTAAACTACCTGTTCCAGAGTCTTTTATAATACTACTACTACCAGTGTGAAAAATCTCTAAATCTGAACCTGTACCAAAGATTAACTTCTTATTATCAGCAAAGTTTATTTGATTAGGATTGAGATTAACCTGTGTACCAGAACTGCTAAAAATAGCATCAAGAGTATCTAGGTCGGTGTTAAGTTTTGTACCCCAATCTAAAGATACATCAGGTTCTGGTTTAATTAAACTCAGATTAGTTGTTGTAGTGTCTGCCATTTATGCTGCCTCTTGCTTGTCTAGTTCCGTCCAATCAGTTGATGGATTGTTTATTTGTGTCCAAGATGTTGCTGATACAGATTGATCTGTCCAGTCTTCGCCTGGAACTATAATGTCATTCCATTTTAAACCACCAATCGCATTGAAACCACTTGTTTGTGCTATCAAAGAAGATTGTCTATGAATAATTCCGCCTAACGCATTAACACCAGATATTGCCTTAATGTTTGCGTTGATTGAACGGATAACGAAACCACTTGCAGTAACATTAGATGTTGCACTTATGGTTGCAGATCCCCTGTCTATTTGTGTACCAATAGCAGATGCGGATGATGTGGCACTTATGGTAGCCTCACCAACAAATATGATTTGGCTGTCTGCTGTAAATCCAGAGGTTTGTGCAATGGTTGCAAATCCACCATTAACCTTAACGCCTGTTGCAGTAAAGTTAGAAACAGCAGATATGGTTGCCTTACCAGAATCTAATAAATCACCTGTAGCAGACGCAGATGAAGTTTGTGCTATGGTTGCACTGGCTTCATCGTATTGAAGGTTATCGTATAGGGACTTGTTATATTTCCCGTAATTATAGGCTTTTTCAGCCATGCTATTAAGCTAGGGTGATGTCTAAATCACCAGTATCGAATCTAAATACATCTCCAGTTGTTACGCTTTTTGATGTGTCTAAGTTTGCATAAGCAAGTAAATTACCGCCTGTAGATGCGTCTAAAATTCCAACTGCAACTACTGTTCCGTAATTGGCTGTAGCTGTTGGATATTCAATTGCCGCAGAGTTACTTGCTGTTGTTGGGTTTGTTCCTGAAACAGTAAATGCTCCAGTTTGTCTTGCGTAAGATCCGCCTGTTACTTCAGT